GAACATCGCGGATCGCTATTTTGCTTGCGTAAGGTGAACGGTCTTTGTTGACCTCACCTGCTGCGATGAGCAGCGCCTCGCGCCAGCGCATCCGCTGCGCCTTGAGCTGGTTGACCCACCACTCGTCTTTAATCAGTCGTGAAATAGCGGAAAATGCCATGCGGATCGTCATCTGACCCTTATGGTATTTTTTCCAGTACATCGGGGTGATGTTAAATGCGCGAGCAACACCGGCCACTTGCCCGTATAGGTGCGACTGAGCTTCATCGGTGAAAAGTGTATCTTTCCCGCCGTGAGCATCCGCCCAGGCGTCGCTTAACTCCTCGTATTTGCTCCAGAGCTGAGAGGCAATTCTGGCCGCAAATTTCCTGAGCTCTTTGTCATTCATATCTGGTAAGCGCGCATACTGGTCGCGCTCGGACAGAAAACCAATCGAGGCGGATTCATTCATCCCGTACAGTTCATTAACACGCTCAAGACGCGGCAGCAGCTTGCGCTCAAACGTGTTTTTAAGGAAATACAGCCCACCCAAAGGGCTCTTTTTACGGCGGATGAAGTTATAACGCGATGTAAACAGGGTTTGCAGGAAAAATGGCAGACGGTCAATACGGTTTAAAACACCTTGCACCTGACGGAGTTCGGCACGTGTAAGGGGTCTGTCGCGGCCAAGAGCCTCTTTGTTGACGTTATTCCAGGGATAAGCACCAACGAATGAATCACTGGTGCCCTTCAAAAATGGTGGTGGTGGCGTGGGGGCAACACGCCCCCGAGGTTCGTTGGACATATTATTTAAAAGCGTCCAGACATTGCTTCCCCATGCGTTCAATCCGAGCTTCCAGAGCTGAGAAGCCAGTAAGATCGCTGGTAAAAAGATCATACAATACCAAGCCTGAGATAAGCTTAGGGATAGTTGGGTAGTAACCCACAACGTCCAGCCATTCCTTACCTTCATTCTTCCCGGATGTAGCGGTCTTTTTTTCCTGCAAAATGAATTGATAGCGGTCACTGGTGATGACGTATTGGTTATTAATCTCGATGCGTATGCTCATTCTGGCTTCCTTTTAAAAGTGGTTAGCCTGCTCAATCGAAAATTGAGTTGTGCAAATTTGCCGACTCTTGACCTAATAACTCGATAATCTCGGTACGATTGAGCTCAGACTTGCTGATATGCGCGATAAGCCCGTCAAATCGAGATGAGAATCGTGTCGCCAGGTCGCGCTGTGCTTCGTTTACTGCCTGCTCCAGAAGAGCGGAAAACATGCCACCTGGAGCTGTATTTTGTTTTTGCATTTGCCTATCTCCGGACAAAAGGAGTCCCCACGCAGTAAGGCGCGTAATAAAACGAATCCAGATTAATTAATGTAAATACTGCTCAGGTTTTACCGAGGTTAAAATGGTTGGTGCGTACTCAAAAAGGCTAAACAGCTCTCGCAGCGCGCGGAAAAGTTTGTCGCGCCAATAACAGCCCTCTTCATTCAAACGCCAGTGCGGCATCATAAATTCCTGCTCTGTCAGTCCCGCATGAAGAAACAGTGATCGCCTTTGGCTAACGGTCAGGCGGCTGATGAAAGTTGCTTTCGACACGCCAAATTGGCGGTGCCGGGCGAATGCATTTCTCAATTCATCAAGCGCGCAAACAAGACGCTCACGATCGGCTTCGGTCATTTCCTCTAAGCGCATGACAGAGTGACGCTGTTTTAATTGAGCGTGGAAACAAACCGTAAGACGCTCTCGCTCCATCATCTGATTGTAAAAATCGCAAGTGTCCTGCCAGCGAGGCTGAGCCAGATACTTGCAGACCAGACCGCGAAGCGCTGTTGGTTGTTTCTGGATCACGTCCAGTGTCATTACCGTCATAACCACAGTCCTCTCTTTTTGACCAGACGGCGAACCTTCTCGATAACGCCCGGCTTACGGGTTCGGATGATTATGCCCTTGCGGCCGCGACCGTGAGTGATGGTGAAGTTGATCGGATTAGGGCTTTCTCTTCGAAGCAACTGTGCAATACAGCGAGGCTCTTTCATAAATACTCCTTAGGGAGTCGGGTTTTAACCATGCCCGACACATGGCCTTGTGATAGGATCGAATCGCCAAAAACAAGCCAATCACATGAGGTATTTCATGACTAATCAACAAAATGATGAATTAATTGCCACTCTAAAATCAGCCATTGCATTGGTTAATTCTTCCTCTGATGCGATCTCTAATCGTGAGAAGGCTGAGGAAATCAACAAACTGTCAATCCAGTTGAGAGAGGCAGTTCAATCTAAAATGCCTGTCACGCATAAAAGCTTTTTAGATATCAACTAAGCTCAAATACTGGTGGGGTTTGCCATAACCCCACGTTCTTTTGCTAAAAATTCTAGATACAAACCTGCAATCTCCTCATAGGCAACATCAAGTTCAAAAACTTCTCCCGACGTAAGATGCACCTCAACTTTATCGGCTGTTTCAGTGCGCTCACGGATAGCGGCCACGCTTTTTAAGTCGATCAGCACCCGCATACCATTAGTGATATGACGAATGCAGCCATGTTTTATTGGTTTTGACATGCAATTTCTCGATTGAATTTGAATGAAATAGGTGAATCTAATTACCGTGAAGGTTGCCCTAAGCCGAGCCACATCAGCCAACCATCGCGAATCTCTTTAGGACGGCTGTCATAAGCCATCTTCATTCCTTTGTTCCATGCTGGCAGGTAGACCCAATATTCCCCTGCGCGCCCACTCGTTGACTGCGGATCAGTCATCTCGACTACAGGCAGCTTGCCCTTCTCAATCATGCCTTTAACGGCTGCGGGTGTTTTACCAATAAGACGGGCAAACTCCTGATACGGGACCGCATCCGTGCTACTTACAAGCTGGTTGTTCATCTGTTACGATTCTCCTTTAGTGCATTTAATTGCTCATAAAGGGCTTTAATTGCCTATAGCCAAAACCCCTAAAAAGGAATTTATTTCCTTATAAGGGAATAATCATCGTATGGAGGATTTATGTCAACCCCGATAAATGAAAAAATCAAACTCATCAGGGAGTCAGAACGATTAAATAGAAAGGAAATCAGTGAGTTAACTGGAATAGCATATGGTTCATTTTGTGGATACGAAGCTGGGGATAAAAAACCGGGTGTCGAGCCCATAATGAGAATCCTTCAACATCCTCGTTTCACAAAGTACACCTTATGGTTTATGACTGACCAAATAGCACCTGAAGCTGGGCAGATTGCACCGGCTCTCGCGCACTTTGGGCAGCAGACAACAACGTCACCCCACTCAGACCAGAAAACTGGCTAACCATTTACGGCGCTTTTTTGTGCAATAAATGCACAGTGAGTTTTTGCTATCTAAATCAGGAAATTGAAGTACGCAGTAACATCATCGGGAGGCTTTATGTCTGTTAAAAAGCTCGATGATGGTCGATATGAAGTGGACATTAGACCGACCGGGCGTAATGGAAAACGCATCCGTCGGAAGTTCGACAAGAAAAGCGAGGCGATGGCTTTTGAAAAGCATACTCAATATAACCATCACTCAAAGGAATGGCTTTCAAAACCAACGGACAAACGCCAATTGTCGGAACTGAAAGAGTTATGGTGGAAGCTGAAAGGTAAACATGAGGAGCACGGTCAATCGTATCTCAGGAAAATTGAGCGTTTCGAAACGATGACCGGTAACCCATGCGCTTTCCAGATCACCAAGAGCCTGATAACGCAATATTGTGCTCAACGCCGGGCTGAAGGTATTAAGCCAACTACCATCAACCGCGATCTGATTACATTAGGTGGGATGTTTACTACCCTGATTGAGTCAGAAATGTATAACGGCGAGCATCCGTTTAGAGGGTACAAAAAACTGAAAGAGCAGACTGCCGAAACGGGCTATCTCACTCTTGAGGAAATTGAAGCCTTGCTGGCAGCGCTATCAGGAGATAATCGTAAAATTGCCGTCTTGTGTCTGAGTACCGGGGCAAGATGGGGTGAGGCTGCAAGGCTGAAAGCGGAGAACGTGATTCATAACCGGGTGTCTTTCGTTAAGACGAAAACCAACATACCCCGAACGGTTCCGATCTCTGATGACGTTGCGGCTTACGTAGTCGGCAAAACACGAGGCTTTCTGTTTCCTGAGGCCAGTTATGCTGACTTCAGGCGAACCCTCAAAGAGGTTAAGCCCGACTTGCCGGCCGGACAAGCAACACATGCGCTACGACACTCTTTCGCGACGCACTTTATGATTAACGGGGGCAACATCATCACACTGCAGAGAATCTTAGGTCATACGAAAATTGCGCAGACAATGGTCTATGCGCACTTCGCTCCTCAGTACCTGCAGGACGCGATTTCGCTTAACCCCTTGAAGGGTGCTAATGGTGGTCAGAGTGTCCACAATGTGTCCACGCCCTAGCCGCTTTTTATAGCTTTTGACTGCTAGTAGTAAAACGTGAAGCCTTGTCTGGCGCGGCTTTCCAGCTACGCCAGACATTAAAAAGGCTCCCTCAGGAGCCTTTCAAACCATCAATGTAGCGACGCTAGCCTCGCCGCAAACCCGACAAACAGCAGCCCTATCAGCCCGTTCCCCAGCTTTGCCAGTTTCTTTTTCGTTTTCAGAT